CTGCCAAAAGCAAAGGCAGAAGCAATGATCAATGAAGAGCGTCAGATAATTGTTGCCCGCAAGCGCAAGTCAGATCCCAATCCTGAGCGTAAGGGACCAGCAAAAATGGTTAGCAACAAAGTAGATGCCAAAGACCCATCCGCACATTCCTATGCCACAAAGCAAGAAGCACTCAACACAGCGGAAAAGATTGGCTGCACAGGCTTTCATCAGGAGGAAGGGGAAGATGGTCCTATTTTCATGCCATGCTCCACTCATGCAATATTCCTTGAAAAGCATGAAGAATTCTTAGCAAGCAAGAATGATGCAATCGACCCATTGAAGACTTCCGGCTTTTTGTTGAGCGACGACGAGGAGGCTGCTTTTGTGTCGCCTGAAGACATTGATGCTGCATTGAACCAATGGAAGGAACTAGCCCCAGAAAGGTTCAAGGATCTGCTGGAGGCTGAAGATGTCCAGCCTTCTTGATGTTTCATCATTTGCTGAAACCATCCTTGCCAGTGAAAATCGTTTTGATGCTGAGTGGTCTTACGATCCAATCAGCGGGCGTTATCGCGGGGAGAATGGTCGCTTCCTGAGTCAAAAGGCCATTGAAGCACTGATAGACGGAAGGATAAACAAACTGAGCACACAGCTCAAGGACTTTACCAATCGTCTCATTGATGGCTCCATCACGATAGATCAATGGCAAGGTAGTGTTCGTGAAGCCCTCAAGCCTGCACACATTCAAGCAACAATGGTTGGGGCTGGTGGTAAGGCTGCCATTTCCCAGGCAGATTATGGCCGCATCGGACAGAAACTACGGGCCGAATATGCCTACTTGCAAAAGTTTGCTTCTGGCTTGTTGGCTAATAGTATTTCTCCTCCGATGGCCCTCGCTCGCATTGGACTTTATGCGGAGAGCGTAAGAGCCTCCTTCTGGGAGGGCACTGCCATTAGGCAAGGACGGCAAGGCTACTCATTGATGCAGCGCATCCTGGACAGCCAAGCAGCGCACTGCCAAGATTGCATTGATCATGCCGCCCGTGGCATCGCTCCCATCGGCAGCCTTCCCCTGCCGGGCCAGCGTTGTGCCTGTCGCGCAAGGTGTCGTTGTTCCGTGCGCTACCTCAGGCAACAGGCTCCAGTGGTTTCCGTTTGATTTTGCCACTATCATCGGAAAGATTCCGACTTTCCCGATGAAACGCATCCTGTATTGTGGTGACGCATTTGTAGAGACAGGCTTTGGCCGAGTGGCCGAAAACCTGCTTCCAGCACTGGCTAAAGAGTATGAAGTGGTGGTAATGCCTAGCAACTACCACGGCGACCCCCATCCAGAAGCAAAGAAGTACAAGGTGTATCCAGCCATGCTGCATGGCACAGATCCATTTGGCGCCCATCGCATTGCCGAAATTATCCAACGCGAAAAGCCCGATTTGATTTGGGTGACCAACGATATTTGGATTGCCATCAACCTTTGGAATCAAGCTAAGCCGCTTCAAGAGAAATTCGGTTTCAAGTGGTTTGTTTACACCCCCATTGATTCCTATGGGCTCTTCCCTTCGTTGGCGGCTCCAATGTTGGAATGGGATGGTTTGGCCACCTACACAGAATTTGCGGCGAAAGAATTAAGACTTGCGGGGTATGACAAGCATATTGATGTGGTTGGTCATGGCACTGACTTCACTAAGTTCTTCTCATTGAACAAGGAAGAGTGCCGGAAGGAACTAGGAGTGCCAAACGATGTTTTCATTGTCTTTAATGGCAATCGCAATCAACCACGAAAGCGTATTGATTTAACCATCAAAGGATTCATTGAATTTGCCAAAGACAAGCCTGATGCTCGTCTATGGCTCCACATGGGCAAGAAGGACATGGGATGGCCGATTGTCGAACTCTTCAAGCGAGTGGCGCGTGACGCTGAATATGATGCCACTGGCAAGCTCATTCTTACCAGCCCCGACTTTTCCGTTGACAACTGCCTGCCTGTTGAGCAATTGAACAAAGTGTACAACGCAGTGGACGTTGGTGTGAACACTTGCATTGGCGAAGGGTGGGGCCTGGTTAATACTGAACATGCTGCAACTGGCGTGGCGCAAGTGGTGCCCAACCACACGAGCTTGAAGGAAATCTTTCATAACCAGCCCCGCATAGAGATTGAAAGCTGGGAAGTGGATTGCAACTATGGTCTTGATCGAGGACAGCCATCCCCAATAGACATGGCAGACATCCTTAATGTTTATTACTACGACCGAGAAAAATTGGCCGAGATGGGGGCACAGTGCTGGGAACTGGTGCATCGAGAGCACATGACCTGGCCTTACATTGGCGATCAAATGCTTGACATTGTTGAACGCACACTTGCAATCAAGAAAGACAGCGTAGACGAAGACATTCTTCCTACCGTGAGGATTGACTAATGCCAATCTCACAAATCTTTCTTTCTGATGCTGAAGATCAAGAACTTTCTCCTTTCTTGCGGCATGCTACTGGCACAGTACAAGCAGCTTTTCCCAAGGAAGAACACACCATCTACAACAAGGAAACACTGAGGCAGTTCATAGCTGATAACTATGATCTTGATGTGTTGTGGGCTTATGATTCTTTGCGCCCCTACTCCTACAAGGCTGACCTTGGACGGTTCTGCCTGCTAAATAAACTTGGTGGCTGGTATTTTGACATTGCCGTGAGGGCTGTCAATGCAGTGGCATTGAGCGACCGCATTGAATTCCTGGCCTTCCGAGACATTCAACGCTTCAGCTACACTTCCTGGGCATGTGCCACCACTGTTCTCTATTCCAAGCCAAGCAATCCTTCGCTGGTTACTGCCATTGAGATGATCGTGAACAATTGTCACGAACAATACTACGGCATCACCCCATTGTGTCCCACTGGCCCTACGCTTCTTGGTGCAGCATTAGCAGCAAATGGCGGCAATGCTAACCACGTTTTTGGTGACTATTTGGAGCTTACTCCCACGCATGAACAGAAGAACCGAGCATTCATTCTTCCTGATGGCACGATCATGGCATGGAGCAAGCCATCCGGCGGTGGTGACCTCACTGGAGTGGGAGCCAAAGGCGTGAACAATTACAACGAACTATGGCATGCGCGGAAGGTGTATGCAACCCTCTGATCTGCAAATGTATGCAGTGTGCATGCACGACATGCCGCTGAAATTTGCTTCACAGACCAACATGCAAGTGGTCATCGCCAATGCTTGTAAGCTCACCATAGAACAGCGCACTTTTCATGAAATCCAAGGTCATCTTCTTGATGATGAAGGCCGTAGCATTTCAATGCTCAATCCATGGTGGGGAGAACTTACGGCAGTGTATTGGCTGATGCTTAATAGCAATGCACAGCTCATTGGAAACTGCCAGTATCGAAGGTTTTGGGACGAAGATGCATTTGCTCGTGCTGATGAGCGCGTGCTGTACACTTCCGAACCTTGCGCTTTCAACTGTTCTCTTGCCACTCAATTCAGGGGAGGCCATTCCTTTCCTGGCATTGAGATGACGATGGCATTGGCAGAAGCTGGTAAGCTTCCTTTCTCTGCGGAAGAGATGGCTGCTGTGTGGAACCAGAATGTCTTCCAAGGTGGCCCGATGCTGTTTGGTCCTAGGCAGTCCTACGAGCGCGTGATGAACAGGCTCTTCGATTGCCTGTGGCCCATCTGGGAGGAGTTCAAGGAGCCCATCATGACCCTACAAGGCTATGACCAGCGAGCCATGGCTTTCCTCAGTGAGCGCTTACTATCTGGGCTGATGCTGTACAAGGAGAAATTCTTTGGTAGTATGCCCATGAGTCGCGCCCCAATGGGCTTTATTGGCTAATGGCACACACGCTTCTGGACCTTGGCATGCAGCCATTAGTCAACAATCTTTGTCGCACTGCGGAAGAGGCTATGAAGGCCGAGCGCTTCCCTTTGCGGGCAGTGGTCGAGGATGACCTGACCATCCACTTGGATTATGCAGTGGAACCAGCCAAGCTCTATCAGCACTACCTTTACCGTAGTGGCACGAGTCAGCCATACATTGACCATTGTGCTGCCCTCTTCCAAAGCTTTAAGCATCTTAAGCACGATACGATCATTGACATTGGTGGAAACGATGGTACGCTCCTGAAAACTTTCCAGAAGGAATCAGGCGAGAAGCTCCGCCTTGTGAATGTAGACGCTAGTGAGAGCATCAGGAAGGAAAATGAAGAGGCTGGCATTGAATTTATTAATGCTTACTGGGGCGATGAGGTGGACGTACCAAAGGCCGACATCATCACTTCCACCAATGTATTTCAGCATACGAAAGACATTCATGCCTTTCTTCGTGGCATCCAAAAGCATCTAGATGGCGTGTGGATTCTTGAGTTTCCCTATGCTTTGGAAACCATTCTCACTGGCCAGTTTGATCAATTTTACCACGAGCACTATTACTACTGGTTGCTTTCCCCATTGGAAAAGTTGTTCAAGCAATACGGACTGAAAATCATTCATGCGCAGCCGCAAAATATTCATGGTGGGACCATGCGTTTATGGATGACAAATAAGGAACCCAGTGCTCCCGCCTTTGATCTTTCTCGCTACACCAAGCATGAGCAAGACGCAGTGGACGGAGCATTTTTCGAGACGGCCATTGAGAGCATTGGCAATGAATTTATCCATGGATTGACAAGTGGTGAATGGGGGAAAGTTTGTTTCTTTGGTGCAGCGGCTAAGGGTTGCGTGTTCCTTAATGCCCTCAATCTCAACATTCACACTGTCAATGAAATGGTGGTCATTGACGACACACCAGAAAAGCAAGGCCTCTTTATTCCTGGCACTGGTTTTCAAGTGGTCGATAGGAGCGTGCTACCGGAGTACGATACTGTTGTCATCCTTGCTCACAACTTCAAGAAACACATCATGAAATCATTGGCTAGAGAGTGGAGTGGCAAGATCATTTCTCTTCTTCCGCTGATGCCATGAAGCAACGTTTTGTCATTTACCATCTCTATCAAGCGCACCACTGGGAGCAAATCTTTAGCGAGCAAATGGGCCTGCTAATGCTCAGTGGGCTTTTTGATGAGGCAGA